CCACACCTCCTCGCCAGTTTCTTCGCAATGCGCAGCGCGTCGCGCTCCGTGTAAGCCGTGCCACCGCCGGGGAGAGCCCATGCCTTCGGCTTGTCCAGCCGGGCCAGTAGCGTGATGGGGCCGTAGTTGATGTCTGCGCTCATGATGTCTTCCCCAGCTCGGCGAGGAGGGCGTCGGCAATGATAACCGCGTCTAGTGCCGTGTATTCTGCAATTGCATCTATTTCAAAATCATCTAATTTCCCGCCCGACAGAAGCCCCTGCATCGCCATGGCCGCGATATATTCCCTTTTCGTCAGACCCCCAAGCTCTGTGCCGGCCTGGTGGATCTCATTTACCGGCATTGCCGGCATATCTGCATTACTCATAACCAAACTCCTTTGCTTTACGTTGCGCCATGGCCTGCCAGTCGTATTTCAGCGTATCGTGGGCAAGGCCGATGGAAAAATGGTCGGGATCGCGGGCTTCCAGGTAGCCTGCCATCGCCTCTAGCTGGCCACGCAGCGTCTCGATATACCCCATCGCGGCACCGAGGTAGAGGTGCTGTGTCTTATCGTTCATCTCGTTCTTCCTCTATCATTTTTCTCACGAACCAAATCAGGAATCCAAAGCTCGTCACCGTCATGGCGCCCCAGATTGCCCACTGCGCGGTTGTCATTGGCACTCTCCCTTGTACGGCGGCCAGCCATGCTCGCCACTGGACTCGTGGTGGAGCTGCACCATGTCGCAGTAGAGCGCGTCTTGCTGCTCGGCATCTTGTGCGTCCAGGGTGCCAACAAGGGCCAGTCCGGCAAGGGCCATCACAATGGCGGCAATGGTGAGTTGGTGGCGAGTGGTCATGACGGTGGCTCCTTGTGTTGTGTGGCCCCTCCGGAGAGGGGTGGTGGTGTGGTGTTAGTTGAAAGGCCAGAAGTTCTCGCCGATGCCGGCGGCGCTAAAAGCGGCGTTGCACTCCTTGTTGCCAAAGCCGTATTCGATGGAAGCGTCAACAGCCTTCCAAAAGCGGGCGTCGGCTTTTTCCACTTCGTCGAAGTTCATTTCGCCGCGCTCGAATTTTGCGTGGGCCGCTTCGCGCTCTGCACCGATCTTGACGAGTCGCTTGATGCTCATATCCTTTCCCCTTCCGCTGTGTTGTCGTCTCGTCTTGCTATGTCTTAACTATAGGCGAGGGGCGGGGTGGGGTCAAGGGGGTGGGGAGGTTTTTTATGCGCCGCGCTCAATGATGATGGCGCCATGCCGCCCCCAGAGCTTGGTGCAGCGCATATCCCAGATATGGGCATCATCCTGATAGACCGCATCGCATAGGGCTTTGGCGAGGTTGTCCCAATCGGGCTTCTGTTGGTGCGGCTGCCCGTCCATCTCCTGGCGCTTGCGCTTTGACCAGCTCGCCGGCATGGGCATGATAAACGTCACATGCAGGCCGCACGGGTAAAGCTCAACGCCGGCGGCCCGCACGGCGTCACAGAAGGCGCGGTAACGCATCACCGCCGGGCGCTTGGCCCAGCGGTCGCGCTGCGTCATCCTCGGTTTAGGTACGGGGGTGATGGCGTAAGTGGTCAAAACGGCGGCTCCATTTCCCAATCGGGGCACTCCCCGATCTTCTGCGTGAACTCTGCGGGCGGTGTCATCCAGTGCATCTCGCACTGACCATGCTTGTTGTAGTGCAGGCAGGTATGGCAGCAGGGCGGCGGCCCGTAGTTCTGCCATTCCCGGTACAGCTTCACCATATCCGGCTCTTCTGCTCTCATTGCTTTCGCCTCTCTGCGTATGCTGGTGTTAGCGGCTCGCCTGGCGGCGTTCTCTTTGCGGTGCGGCGCTGGCTCGGCATCTAATGCGGCGGCCCACTGCTGCGCATATCGGTGCAGCAGCCCTGCCCTGGCTGCCGGCTCGATGCCGCGCAGCAGGGTCGTCAGATATTTCTGGTCATCCTGATTGAGCGGTAGCGACTTCCAATGCATGCCAGTCCCTATGGTGGATGCGATGAAACTTGCCATCCATCGCGTAATGAATGACCGCAGGCGGCTGCCCAGCGTTTAGGCTATCACAAACGGCGTGCAGGTCGGGCTGTTCGTGCAAATTTTTTACGCTCGCCTCAACCGCGATATGCTGGATCATGGCCCGCGCCTTCTCGCCCGCTATGCCGGCGTGCATCACCGGCAGGTATTCGGTTACCGGCTTGTCGCTGAGGGCGCCGTAATACGTCACCTTTACCATCTCCTTGCCGCTAGTCTTGCTGACATGGTGCCGCCAGCGCCATTTAGTAACCTCCATCTCCATGGGCTTGTTGCCCATGATGTCGTCATCGTACAGGCGCGGCTCTTTCTTTTCGCTGGGCGTGATGTCGAATTCATAGCCGCAGTCGGGGCATTTGCTGGCCGCTGCTGCGACGATCTCGCCGCAGCCTGGGCAATCCTTGCTGGGCGCCGTGCCGCCCTTTCCTGCGGCCTCTGGCGTGATGACGTTGGTGATGGGGCCATGCCGGCGGACATTGCCCGCGAAGTCCAGTACCAGGCAGTGATCCGTATGCGGCTTGGGCCTAAGCCCCCTGCCCGCCATCTGCACATAAAGCGCGGGCGATAGGGTGGGCCGCAGCATGGCCACCAAGTCGGTGCCGGGATGGTCAAAGCCGGTCGTCAAGACGTTGGCGTTGGTAAGCGCCTGAAGCTCGCCGGCCTTGAATGCCTCCAGCAGCTTGCGGCGCTCCCCTTTTGGCGTAGAGCCGGTAACACATGCCGCCTTGATGCCATGCGCCACTAGCTCCTCGGCTATGTGCTGGGCATGGCTGACGCCGACGCAGAACAGCAGCCACGAGCGGTACCCCTGGCCGCGCCTGACGATCTCCGCTACGGCTGCCCGGTTGGCATCCATGGTGTCAACCGCTGCCTCTAGCTCCTTGGCGACATATTCGCCGCCCCGCTTATGGACTGCGCCAACGTCCATCTCCATGTCTGTAATCTTGGAGCGAAGCGGAGAAAGGTGGCCCTTGTATAGCAGCTCCTCGATGGTCACCGGATAAATAAGGTCATCGAACAGCGCATCCTTTCCATCCGTTAGCATTCCCTGCCCTAACCTATACGGCGTGGCGGTCAGGCCGATGATGCGTATCCCTGGGTTAATCGCCTGAAGCGCCGCCAGGAGCTGCCGGTACCCGCCCTGCTGGGCGTTGTTGCAGAGGTGGCATTCGTCAATCACCACTAGGTCGATATGCCCGATCTCTTCCGCCTTGGTTCGCACCGATTGAATGCCGGCGAAGGTGATGGGCTGGTCAAGCTGGCGCTTTCCTATGCTGGCGCTATAGATACCCATGGGGGCATTGGGCCACATAAGGCGCATCTTTTCGGCGTTCTGTTCAATTAATTCAAGCTGGTGGGTCAGCATCAAGACCCGCGTCTCTGGCCAGTTGTGCAGCGCGTCCCGACACAGCGCCGAAAGCACCCAGCTTTTGCCGCTGCCGGTGGGCAGGACTAGCGCCGGGTTTCCCGACGCATTGTTCTCAAACCACTCGTACAGCATATTGATCGAGCGCTGTTGGTAGTCCCTAAGCATGCGCGATGATCTCCCAGCTAGAAACGCCGCCCTCCCCATTGGTGACCGAGTGGCCGGCGATATTGTAGATGGCGTTGGTACCGTCGCCGCCTTCTAGCTGCCAGGGCACTAGGTCGGGGTGCAGCACATGAGCGCGGCAGCCTTCCGTCTGCGTCGCCTGGGGGATAGCCGCATCCCAGCGGGCGCAGTGCCACAAGCCGTCCTCTCGGGGCGTGGCGTGCGAGCAGGTGCGGCAATTGATCTCCTCCGCCTTGTGGCTGACATGGCAGAAGTCGTGAGCCGGGCACATTTTGCATTGGTACCACGTTGGGTCGGCGCTTACCGGCTCGGGCATCCTGTCCGCTGTAGCAATACGCTTGGCTCGATCCAATAGGCGCTTGGCCGGCTCCGATTCCAGGCGGACTCGCTCGGTATATAGTCGGTCGTCATCCTTGCAGACGGCGATATAGAGGGCGCGGTCGATCTGGGTGCCCAGCATGTACGCCTGCATCTGCGCCCAATGCTGCGGCTTGGAGTCCTTGACGCCTTTCTTTACGAGGTCGTCAAAGCTGCGCTTGTTGTGCGTCTTCATCTCGCAGATATGCGGCTTCTCCGGCGCCTCTGGCACGCCTGACCAGATAACGCCGTCCATGCTGCCGGACACATGGGAGCCAAAATCGACGCGCAACTGGTTGCCGTCGCTATCATGGGTCACCAGCTCCATGCCGATGGCGCGAAGGTCGGCGGCTATCAATGCCTCCTCCTCCTGGCCCCGGCGGAATAGGCGCAGCATCCGCCCCTCGAATTGCTGGAGCACCGCCCAGCGAAAGTTGAGCCAGAGCCAGCGTTCACAGTGGTGGCCTAACTGGCTGGCGCCGAAGTGGTAGCGAGGCGGCTGGTCCGCCTCCTGCTCCTCGTGGTGCCGGTCAATCAGGCCGGCGACGGTATGGATGGGCTTGGGAATGCTGGTCACGGCGTTTCTCCATGCTCGAATCGGGCAGATCGGGCCTTGGCAACGGCAGCGCCCAGAATTTTTCCAAAAACAAACGCCTCACTTTTGAGGATCATTCCGTTAGCGAAGTGCGTGGGATGCTCTTTTCCGTGCCTTTTCCGGTAGTAACGCATATCCCAAGCGAGCGCATCTCTTAACGCATTTTTGCCCAAATCAGCGGGAGAAATTCCATTCTTTTCTGCATAAAACCCGACAAGGTCTTTTGCGAAAAAATTATCCATTGCCCCGCTCATATCGGCGCCGACATAATGGTTCACGACAAGAGAGCCGCACATCCTTGCCAGCCCTGGGTCAGGGAGAGAGCAGAGTTCAATCACCTGCTCCCCCGTATGGCTTGATAGAGCAAACGCTTTTTCCCTTTCTTCGGCATTTAGGGTCTTGGCCTTTACCTCTGCCCAAGCGTTGCATTCTGGCAGGTAAAAGTCTGGCAAATACCAGCCGGCCTCTCCCAGATCAAATCCCTCCGGCTCGTACTCCCACTCCATGCCTAGCGCATCAAAAAGCACGGCATACCTGGCCTCAAGTCTTGACCGAAATCGATATCCCTTGAACCGCGTTTCAATTGCCTTTACCATAGTGGTCGCTCCTATCTCGTGAAAGACTGCCCCGGCCTGCCAGCCGGGGCCTTTTCGTTGCCTACTTGATACCAAGATGAATGCGCTTGTAATCTTCAAGGCTGTCAAACAGTGAACCATCAAAAGCCCAGACGACGCCAGAGGGGCAAAGTACGCCGAATTGATCTTTGATAGTTGATGGCCCGCAAGGCGTCACCGGCTCCGGTGAATCCATTTTGTCATCGCTTACCCTCCAGGCAATGATGTTGGTGATCGCAATATCGCCATAATCATCACCCACGTAGACGGGCTCAATCAGCATGTGGCCTTGGCTTTCTGGAACAATGGTGGTCATCTTCATGTCCTCTATTTGACTAATGCCCCGCCAAGCAGCGGGGCTTTTTCGTGTGTTAGCTCTTCATCCAGGGCGGGGTGTTGGAGGCCGGCTGCTGGGCGGGCGCCTGCTGCGGCATGCCTTGCGGCTGCTGTGCCGGCTGCTGCTGTTGCGGCGCCGGTGCTGGTGCCGGAGCGCCATTGCCTGCCGCCTTGAAGCCCTTGACCTCATTGCTGGGGTCATACTGGCCGGTCGGGTCTGTCTTGATGGCGACCTTAATTTGCAGGGTGCCGCCGATAAGCTGGTCAGTGTCCTGCACAGACGCAAGGCCGATGCAGCGCATAATCTCGCCGAGCTGGCGCATGCCAATCTCTTCCGCCTTGGGGTTCGGGTTGCGGATGTTCAGGTTCCCGAACACCACTCGACCCTCGTGGCTCGGCCCGGTCACGTTGTACTGCACTGCGATATACTCGCCGGTACCGGCCTTGGTCTGTCGAAGCTCGGCGCCTGCGATGGTCGCGGTGTACCAGCCCGCCGGGATGGGGTCGAAGCTGCCCTGATCCTGCGGGAGTTCTTGAGCGTTAAAGGTTTGTCCGAGAAATGCCATGGTTACGACTCCTGCTTGATGATTTCGATAGCGAATGACGGGCGGCCCGGCTTGGTCGTGATAGCCGCCTCTAGGGGTTTGGTGATGCTTTCATCTGCCGACTTCCAGGCCGCCATGTTCAACTCCGGCTTCCAGCGGAAGAGGTCAGACAAGTGATTCAAGATGCCATGTTCGGCGGCGATCTCCTGCAACGCATCCGCGTCAATCTTGCGGTTCATGCGGCTGGTGACCTTTACGCGAACCTGGCCATCTTCCAGCGTTTGTGACCCCTCCTCTGTTTCCTTGATCTCTAGGGCTTGAATCAGGCGATCTTCTGCAAGCCGGCGAATGTGCGTAGCGCGCTTCTCGTCAGACTTGGCCTGCATCCATGCGGCGTACAAATCCTCCCGGCTTGGCGACTCCTCAACCTCGATGGGATGCCAAGAATCAAGGTCGTGGTCTGGCTCTCTCATACCTCACCTCCGATCTTCCGAATCACTGAGCCAAGGTCGGGCGCCTCCCATGCGTCCAGTTTGCCGGAGCGGTCTTTGGCGACCCAGATACCATCCGGCTCGGCCATCAATGCCCGCTGCGGCACCCCTTCAGCATCGCGCTCAACTCGCAGCGCCAGCACCTCGTCAAAGAAGTAGGGCAGCATCTGGCCCACCTTGTTGCCAGGCATGCTGGGCGAGTACAGGATGCGGCCCATCTCGTCTTGCTGCTTTTCCAGTTTGGCGGAAAAGTACACATGCCGGCCTGAGAGGTCGCGGAAGGCGCGAATCATGTCCTGCATGATCTCCTGAAGGGCGCCGTATGCCTGGCGCGGGTCTTTGGCCCGCTTCTTCTCAGTATTCAGCACCACTTCCGCGATCTCGCTGATGGAGTCCAGCGCCACCGATTGGAACGGCTTAGCCTCTTCGCTTTGCGATAGCCACTGATACGCCTCCTGTAGAGACTCCATGCTGTTGATCTCGATGAATGGCACATCTGCGTCAGCGATGGACAGCAGCCCGCCTTCTGCGGACAGCACCACGGGGCTTGGCAGGGTGGGTATCAGGCTGGTTTTGCCTGACCCTGCGCCGCCGTAGACAAGCACCTTCACGCCGTTGGCGTGCATGCCGCGGGTAGTTTTCAGCTCAATAGCCATGGTTGGCTCCTATCTGACGCCGGTCGGCGGTATGCCGGTTGGCGTTCGAGAGTCATACTAGCGAAGGCCGGGACGCATTGCAAATATTTTTTGTGAGGCACACCATAAGACCATCAACAGGAGGCGAAACGATGACCACACGAGAGATGCTGACGTTCATGAAGGAGCAGGGCTACCCGTTGACGCTGATGGCGAATCAGTCGGGCGTTGACTACTTCAAGCTGTACCGGCACCAGCGGGGAAAGGCCCTGACGAGCGAAGAAAAGGCGAAGGTCTGGCGCTTCGCGCTATGCCAGCCGGCGCTAGAGGAGAAGGTAAAGAGGATGGCGGCACGCGAAAACGCACGCATGGACAGGGAAGGCGAGGTGGCGATTCATGGCTGATATCACGCACATTTTCGGCGGCCCTTGGGTCGCGCCTGAGCCCATAGAGAAGCGCGTAGACCCTCCCGAGGTGCAGCTACGCGATGCCATGGCGAGCGCCGGACTGGAGCCGCCCGATACCATTCACATGGATGGCAAGGTTCACCGTTTTCCGACCAACGGTAAGCGCGGCGACGATGCCGGCTGGTATGTGGTGTTTGGTGATGGCCACCCCGCCGGTCGCTTTGGCTGCTGGCGCGATGGCGTGGAGGTGTCATGGAAGGCGGAAACCGGGAAGGATATCAGCGCCGCCGAACAGATGGCCATTGCCCGCCGGGTAGCTGAGGCGCGGGAGATTAGGCAGCGCGAGCAGCAGAAGCGAAAGGAGGCTGCCGAGCAGACGGCGGACTCTATCTGGGCGGCGGCCACCATGGCCTCCGAGGAGCAGCCGTATCTGGTGAGAAAGCAGGTACTGCCGCACGGGGCCAGGGTCACTGGAGATGGTCGCCTAGTGCTGCCTATGTACAACGCAAACGGCGAGCTGTCATCGCTGCAATTTATTGCCGACGATTCCGGTAAGCGGTTTTTATCCGGCGGCGCGACCAAGGACGCCTTCTGGTGGCTAGGTGATAACGCTGGCGCCAGCACCGTTTATCTGGCCGAGGGATTCGCCACGGCGGCGACGATCCATGAGGTGACTGGCAGCCCCTGCTATATCGCTTATAGCGCCGGCAACCTGCCTGGCGTGGCGAAGATGATGCGGGAGCGGCTGGGAAATCAGGTGGAGCTGGTTGTAGTGGCCGACCATGACGAGAGCGGCACCGGGTACGCACGATCCCAGGAGGCGGCGGGCGCTGCTGGCGGTCGCGTCGTCATGCCGCCTGAGCCTGGCGATGCCAACGACTACCACTTAGCGGGCCACGACCTCCTCGCCCTGCTGGCGCCAGAAGAGGAGGATGATTGGCTAGTCCCTGCTGACGAGTTCTGTCAACAGCCTGCCCCGCTGCAATGGCTGGTTAAGCGATGGCTGCCCCGTCAGTCTCTGGTGATGGTGCATGGCCCATCCGGCGGAGGCAAGACGTTTGTTCTTATCGACTGGATGATGCGCATTGCCACCGCTGCCGATAAATGGCACGACAACCCCGTAAAGCCTGGCGCTGTTGTTTACCTAGCGGGCGAAGGCCACCACGGCTTACGCGGTCGTCTAGCCGCCTGGAAGCAGCACTATGGCCAAACCCCGTCACGCTTATGGGTGTCTAGCAGCGGCTGCGATCTCAACACGCCGGAGGGGTATCAGAAGGTGGTGCAGAGCGTGGGCGCCGTCATGCGAAAGACCGGCGAGCCCCCGGCGGCTATCTGCGTGGACACGCTGCACCGCTTCCTGGCAGGTGACGAGAACAGTGCGCAGGACGCAAAGACGATGCTCGACGCCTGCGGAAAGCTGATTCAGGAATTCGGCTGCGCGGTGGTGCTGGTTCACCATACCGGGGTGAGCGATGAGGCGCAGCACCGGGCGCGAGGCTCGTCTGCCTGGCGCGGCGCGCTTGATATGGAGATCAGCGTGGTACCCGGCGGCGACGGCAAGCCGATCAAGCTGGTTCAGCGAAAGGCGAAGGACAGCGAGGAGGCGCCAGACGCCTTTGTCGATCTTCAGACGGTTGAGCTGCCTGGCTGGTATGACGAGGACGGCGAGCAGGTGACCAGCGCCGTGGCGGTACCCTCCGTGGCCCCCGCCGAGGCGGCGACTAATGGCAAGGTGAGCGAGCATTTTCGCAAGTTCGAGGCGGCCTGGTTCGCCGCCCAGGCGGACGTTACGCCGGACGGCCAGCCGTACCTTTCTAGCTCTGCTCTGAGGCATTGGCTAGAGGAGAATACCAGCTCGACGCCATCCACTATCAAGCAGATGTTGAAGCCGTCAGAGAACCGGAAGCTGGTTGGCGCGCTCATCGAGGGCGGAATTATTAGCCCCCACAGCCATGGCTGGGTCGTGTCTGACCCGGCGTATTCGGCCAGTCTTTTGATGCGTCGAGGTGGTTAAAAAGTGATCAATTCCGAAGCAAACTTAGGTACCTTTTTTATTTGTGGAAACGATTTCCAGGGTACCGATTTGGTACCTCGGTACCTTTTGGGTACCTTTTTTCGGGTACCTTGCAAAGTTGAGCAAAATCAATCACTTACAGAATATGGGTACCATAAGGTACCTGTACCGGGGTGCAAGAAATCCGCCTCGGTACCACCGGTACCCGCTCCCTTTAGGGAGCGGTACCGGGTACCAGGCGAGATGCGGGCGATTTGGGGACCGTTTTTTTGGGTGATCAAAAAAGTAGTGATAGAGGGTATTTTTACCCTTGCCCCACCCCGCCCCATGGGCTATAGTTCATAACACCAGACAAAAGGAGCTAACCCAATGACCAACACCACCCCACCGCCTGTCAGGCACTCCACCAAGCCGAAGTACGGCTTTTCCGAGATGGCGCCTGGTGACTGCAAGACGTTCCCGCCGGAGGAAGGGAAGCGGGCGCGGAAGGCGGCTCACATGCACGCCCACTATCACGGGACAAAGTTTGTGTCGGAGACGCAGCCAGATGGATCGGTGAAAGTGTGGAGGGTGTCGTAATGGCAGACTTTGAGATCGCCCCGGTGGGCACGGTGGCGGAGCTGGAGAAGGTGAGGGCCGAGCGGGATGCCATGGCGGCGCATGTGGAGCGTGTGCGTTCGGAACTCCGAGACAGGGCTGTACAGGCATGGTGCGGATGTGAGCACCCCGCTTGCAAGCGATGCCGGGATGACACGGAAACCGAGCGCGTACTGGCCGAATTGCCCACCGCCTCCCTCGCCCGCCTCAAGGCCGAGTGGCAGGCGGCTGCAATCTCCGAATGGGCTGCCCGTCACCTTGGCGGACATGAGCAAGAGCTGGCAGAAATCTATGCTGCCGAAATCCGCCACCAAGCCGAAGGAGGTGAGTGATGGATACCGCGATGGTGATGGTGGAGACGGGCGACCTGGACATCATGTGGGAGTGTGAGTCGTGCGGCATGGGCTTTGACGCGACAGCAAGCATGGAGCGCAGCACGCAATGCCCAAACTGTGACAGGCCGATAGCGGAGTGGGTCGGGCTGTATGACAACGACTAGCCGAGGAGGTGAGAGATGGTGACTAGAGTGACGTTCCCACCGGTACAGGGAGAGTGGGTCCGTGCGACTGAGTACGAAGCCCTGGCGGCGCATGTGGAGCGGTTGAATGAGTATGCCAAGGCTTGCGCTAACGAACTGGTTGCACTGATAGATAAGCACAATGTGCAAAGCGACTCGGACGGCTCATGGCTGTACGACCACCAAACGCCGTACGAGCTTATGCAAGTCGTTTTATCAACACCAGAAACCAGCCTCTCCCGCCTCAAGGCGCAGTGGCAGGCGGAGGCGCTGGACGAGGCAGTCGCACGATATAGCCACGAGTGGAGAGAAGAGTTCGCAGAAGCGACCATCAAAATCATCAGCGGTGGTCGCGGGTACATTTACCCGGAGGCGTTGCTCGAGTTCGCCGCCAAGCTCCGCCGCCAAGCAGAGGAGGCCGCACTGGCCGGGAGGAAGGGATGATCAAGCTGAAGCCATGCCCATTCTGCGGAGGCGAAGCAGAGGTTGAACGCCAGGGGACGAGTCGGCAGTCCTGCATCATCTCCTGCACAGAGTGCGGGTGCCGACACGAAGGCCCTGACGAATACGAACAGTGCGGCTACCAGTGGAACATGCGTGACACGCCCACCACCTCTCTCGCCCGCCATAAGCTGCTGTGGCAGGCGGAAGCCGTCGAGACGGCTGTTGCCCGGGGCTATCGAAGCCGAGACGAACTTGCTGGCTGGGCTGAGCATCTCCGACGCCAAGCCGAGGAGGACGCCTAATGGACGCACGACTGGAGTACATGGCAGAGATTCGAATCCGCGAGCTGGAGGCTGAGTTGGCTCGGCAGCGCGAAGTGGCGCAGGGGCTTTATGAGGCGCTGAAGGAGGTGCGCGACACAATCCAGGCGTTGATCGACGGAGGCTATTACGGATATGTCGACCAGAGGAGACGGATAGACATCGCCCTGGCCGCCGCTGACGGGGAGGTGGAATGAT